TCACCCGGTGCCTTTGTGGCCAGGGATGCGGATTGGGCAAATTGTGTTCCACAAGATGGCCTTCCCCAATAAGGACTACTCACAAACCGGTCGTTACCAAGGCGATCAAACCGTGCAGGCTTCTAAAGGATGAACGAATTTCACCTGACCGCCGTGGATTCCGTTAATCACCCCGCCCACTACACAGCTGGGAAGACGGAGGTGATTGATGTGCTCGAAGACTGGGTGAAGGCTGCGCCTGATCCTGTGTATGGGGGCCTTCAATGGCAGGTTATCAAATACCTCAGCCGTATGTGGTTGAAAAACAACCCGTACGAAGATGCCCGCAAGGCCCAGTGGTATTTGAACCGCCTTATCAATCGGATGGCGGCGGAGGCTTACATCGAAAAGTAGTTAGTTCCAATGACTAATCAAATGCCCCAGGGAATTAAGTTCAAACGCGGCGAGGAAAATATCGCTGCACTTCTGACTCCCGAGCTAGTGCGAAAGATGCGCCAGCTACAAAAAGATGGGTGGTCTTATCGACAGCTGGCTTTTGAGTTTGATGTTGATGAGAAACACGCTTGGCGTATCTGTAACGGCAAAGCGTGGACCTGGCTCACATGAAGTGCCCCTACTGCGGAGCCGAGAGTCGGCGCACCCGTGTTGTTCTAACCAGGAACAGCACAGAAAAACAGAAAGTACGAAAGCGCAAGTGCTTAGATTTCGACTTCGTGTTCTTTTCAGTAGAGACAATTATCTCTGCTGGTGCAATTAAACACGTCCCTAATTGGGGGCTTGAACTACTTAAAGATGTTTCTGACGTTCATTTCTCATGAACACAATCCCACTCAAAATCAATGAACGGTTCTGCTACAACTGTGGCAAGAACACTCGCAATCCGATCTACTGCTGCAAGTGTTACAACAAAACTCCAGCAGGAAGAATGGAACTAAAGCGTGAAGTCATGATGCGTAAGTATGCACGACTTGATGGTGGTGCGACTTGCAGAAATTGTGTGCACTGGGAGAACAAGTGCTTGCTGGGTATTCCAGAAGCTGGTTCTGTATACGCGGAGGGTTGCCCAGCTCGGGAATCTATTACTGTGTTAGAGTAGACAGGCAATCCCGCCTAACGTGGCATGAGCTTCCTCTTTGGTGTCCACCACCTCGACACCCTTGCTGACTGTTCCGTCGTTGCATTTGACTGCGAGACGACCCAGCTCCAGCCAAAAGAGGGGCGGATGCGGCTGCTGCAGTTCGCGGCGCAGGACAAAGAGCCGGTAGTGATCGACTGCTGGGACCTGAACGATTCCGGCTGGGAGCAGCTGCGCCAGTTCTTTGGGCAAGAACGGAAGTGGGTGGCGCACAACGCCGTGTTTGACCTGGGCTGGCTCCAAGCGCACAAGCTTTACCCAGCAGGGATCGTGCTCTGCACCTTGCTGGCTAGTCGTGTCTTGACCAATGGGCGCAACAACTTGGGTAAGAACCCCCACACCCTGAAGTCAGTAGTCAAGCGCTATCTCAGGAAAGAGATCAGCAAGGAACAGCAAGCCAGTGACTGGTCTGCTGATCTCAGTCAGGAGCAGCTGGAGTACGGCGCCACTGACGTGCAGGTGTTGATCGAGTTGTACAACCCGATCCAGCAAATGCTGTCGATTGGGTCGCTGCACCGGGCTTGGGTTTTGGAGTGCAAGGCGCTGCCGGCCATGGCTTCTTTGTGGCTGAATGGCTTGCCGTTCGACAAAGATTTGCTCCAGCAGCTGCAGAAGGATCTGGGCGAAGAGCACGTCGAGCTGGGTAAGGCGTTTATCGAGGAGTTGGACGAGGCGCTGCCTGAGGAGCACAAGCTGCCGCGTGAGGAAGACGGCAGCTTCAACTTGCGGGTCAAAGCTGAAGGTCACGTCCGGCTTGGCACCAAGAAACTGGCCGGCTTCAACATGAACTCGCCGACCCAGCTGCGGCAGAAAATCGCAATCATCCTTGGGTTCCAGCCAATCAGCGAGAAGACGGGTAAGCCCAGCTCGGACCGGGTGACCATGCAGCAGTACGCCGCAGAGCATTCCGTCATACGGACATACCTGAAGTGGAAGAAAGTCGAAAAGCGCCGCCAGATGGTGGAGACGCTGCTCGAACACCTGGAGCCTGATGGCTACATCCGTGCCAGCTACATGCAAACTGGGGCGGATACTTTTCGGATGAGTTGCCGGAGCCCAAACCTGCAGCAAGTTCCCCGTGATGCCCGCTTCCGTTTTTGCGTTCAGGCGCCTGAGGGCTGGGATTTGGTGGTCTCCGACTTTGCTCAGATGGAGCTGCGGCTGGCCGCTGCGGAAGCTAACGATCGCCTAATGATTGAAGCGTTCCAGAACGAGCTGGACCTTCATACGCTGACTGCGATGGAGATCTACGACGTGCCCGAGGAGGCTGTTACCAAGGAGCAACGTCAGATCGCCAAGTCGGCCAACTTCGGACTTTTATATGGATCGGGTGCAAAGGGCCTCAGGCAGTACGCCGCTGGCATGGGGATCGAAATGGATCTTGATGAGGCATCGGAGGTCAGGCAAAAATTTCACGCTGCTTATGAAGGCATCAGCGCATGGCAGCGTCGAGCTGCTAGCGCGGTTGACTCGTTTAAGGGTGAGCCTGAGGTCCGGGTCCGGGTATCCAACCTCCGGCGGTTTCTTCCTGGCGAGAACAACAAACTCACGACGCGCTGCAATACGCCGATCCAGGCAGCTGGTGCGGCAGTTCTCAAGCGCACGCTGGGAATGCTCTGGTCGTTACTGTTCCAAGCCGGTACGGATGAAGTTCGGCTGTCCGGGGTCGTGCATGACGAGATCATCCTCCTGACACGAAAAGACGTTTCCGAAAAATGGTCTGAAATTCTTCAAGCCACTATGGAAAAGGCCGAGTCAGAGTGGCTTGGAGAAGTCCCAGCACTTGCAGAAGCTCATGTCGGAAGCAGTTGGCTCGACGCCAAGTAATCCCATCAAATTCAACGTGTACCGGGTAACGCTCTGGCCAAGGCATGGGGCCACCGAAAACATTTACATGGAAGCTCCAGATGTGTACGGCGCACGTACGTACACGCAGCGCGTTTACCCGGACCACACCATCCTTGCCATCAAGCCTGTGGTTGATCCAGTCAAAGAACGAGTCCAGTGAGTCGCACTGGCAGGGAGTTAATGCTCGAATGGCTCCAGCGGGAGATCCGGCAAGCCACTACTGCGGATTTGCAGAGGGCTGCCGGATTTCTTGAGTGGGCCAGAAAAGTACGCAAGGGATGCTCCAAGCAGAGGGGTGGGGCAAGACGTGCTCAGTCCAATGCTTGGAGAAAACAGGTAGATAAAGACTTGCGTTGGTAAGACTATTGCGACACAGTATGCTATTGTGTAGCAGTACAGGTCAGTGCCATGCCCCTTAGACACGGGTCAAAAATTTATTGTCAGTTACTTCTCGACGCCAATCGCTACAGAGTCGCCGAAGAACTGGCCGCCAGTGAGGGGAAGAAGGTGACGGCTCTTCTTCGGGAGTATGTATATGATGCACTTCTTGATAAGGTTCCAGCTGAGTACAAGGCTGCTGAAGAGGCCGATCAGCAGGGCTGGCAACAGTCAGTAGAAAACCGGGTAGAAGGAAGAAGACGAGCGCGGGATGAGCGCACGATCCAGGCCATTGATGACCTAATCCAAGATGTCTTAAAAGAATCATGAGACTCATTAACACGGGAGTAAAGGCGTAGAGAATCCTACTAAGCTCTCTACGTTCACACAGTAGCCCACCAAACTCGTGACTCGCTACGCAGTCAAAGTCAGAGACCGATGGGTCATGGCGGCCTTCGGTCCAGGTAAAGGGCTCCAGCTCACCGCTTGTGAAGAGGACGCTTCAAGCTGGCCTACGTACGAACGGGCAGTCGTGGCTGCTCGCAGTATTCAGGAATGCACCAGCAGTCCGATCTCGATTTGTAGTGTTACCGAACCGAGCTACCGCAAATGATGAAGAACGGCGTCCTGCAGTGGCAGGAAGACTTTGAAAAGTCCCAGCGTCTCGGTGAAGGTCGCTCGCGCACCAGTGCAGAGCGGGCACAGCTGTTCGAGCTGCAGATCTGGCTCGCTGGTCAAGGTGCCATGCGGGATTTGATTCGGGCGGAGTCGCTCCAGCAGGCAATCCTGTTTGCTGAAAATCGCTACCCCGGTTGCCGAATAGACGTTCCACCGCAAACGGCAAAGAAACCTAAGCTGGCTCGTTCCCGGACTAGCCCCAGCGTGGCGGCGAAAAACCGGAAGAAATCTGCCGACAGCAAATGACGCCCCCTCCCAAGCTCAACTTCACCAAGGCCGCAGCGGAAAAAGCGCGGGCTGACTACCTCGACGAGTTGTTCTTTAAGGATGGCCGCGATCAGGTGAGCCATCCCATGCATGGGACCTATACCGGTCTATACCAGCAGTACACCCTGCAAAAACTACGCTGAGTCGCGGTCTAGACCAAACTGATCGGCCAGGTTGTCGGCGGCTTCGCCGATAGCCCAGGTC